TTCATATCACGTAAGATAGTATCTAGATTATCCAGACTATTTATCGTATTAATAAGAGCATCAATACAATCCTTTGATGTGATATTGTGTAAATATATTGTATCAAAACGTTCGAAAGTAAAAATTCTTTTATCGATAAATGCGATATCGTCATTAGTAAGATTAACTTCTTTTACCCATAAAACTTTAAACAAAGAGAAGAATTTAATTGATATAGGTCTATTAATCAGCAAACACTTGAGATATTTCTTTGTCATATATCTCAAGTGTTTATTACATGATAGCAGTGAGAGGACATCTTCTATACGATAGATATACTCAAATATTACTGAAAAGACATTGTCTGGTATTACACTGAGAGTATCCATTATTTGTATAATGTCTTTATTCTTTATTATATATTTAATTGTATTAAATATATAAAATGTCTCTTTTTCACAAGAAGTGATGGTGGTAATATCTGATGAATCACTGACCATTACTACGTTTATGTACGAGGACAAACAATGAATAATTTTTATATTATATTACAACCATTATTATTTACTGGTAGTAGTATAGTAATATCTTTCTTATTTGGGCTGAGTATAAAATCATATTTAACAGTTCTATGCAGAGTAGTAACAATGATACCATGGCCATCTCTATTCGAATCTAATATAGTTGATATTCTCTTTTCGTCTTCTTTATTAAATTTCCTCTCTGGAGAAAGAGATAACTCATCGAATACTGTATCACGACAGGATCTATAACATAATACTCCATTAGCAGAGTATATCACAGACCCATCGTAGTAAATAAACAGATAATGAACATCATCAAGACTACTTCCGATGAGGTTAATCTCAAATAATAAACATTTAGTATTCGATTTATAGTAGAATATTCTTCCTCCCTCTTGTTTTGGTACTGATTCAATATTCTCTTTGATATCCTTAATATCAATGTTAGCCAATCTAGCAAACTCCTCGTATATCATATTATCCATTATATTACAAAGAATAAGTATTTAGACTTATTCTTTATTACTATTTATTTATTTTAATATATCTACATTGTCTCACAGTTAGCCTGTGTAGAAGTATCGGATAGGACTATCTTACTTCGATCTAATAACCATGAGTTCAACTTCTCTGTTGCTCTTTTGATTGGATCATCCATTCCAATAAACTCTGATAGAAAGAAGTTTATTTCTCGATATCCAAGTGGTACGTACGGTTTAACTTTTATTTTATCTTTATTAATACTTTCTCCTTCCTTGAGATTCTCTTGTGCTTGTTTTATCGCCTCTTCTTTCGCTTGGCAATAATTATCATATCTCTCTTTCTCCTTTAATGTAAGTAGTTTCGATAATCTCTTGGAACTCTTCTCATCTATATCGAAAATACGGGATATCATAGTAGTCATATTATCGTTATTAGGTGGTTTAAATTCAAGAACACGTCGACATCTTGTCTTGAATGAATCAGAGTTAACATTGCCTAATTGATTACTAACGAAGATACGAATAACATTCTCATTACCATTATCATACATAGCATGTAAAAATTCATCGAGATATGATCTTAAATTGACATCATCGATAAGAACAATACAATATCCTCCTAATACTGGATTCAATCTTGATGATACATCATTCCTACTAAGCATATCAGATGAACATACAAAGAGATTAGCATGATAATGATGAGCCAATGCTTTAACGAAAGAAGTCTTACCTATTCCAGGTGTTCCATATAAAATATAATTAAGACCCTTATTCGCTCCAATAGATCGAAACTTACTAATATTAGCGAAGTATTTATCAATGTCATTGATTATTAATTCTCTTTCATTATCAAGACCAATAAGATCGGAGAAGGTAAGAGAATTATTGATGCTAACTCCTTTAGAATAATTATAGTCTCGATATTCAGACGAAGTGTATAATATGTATCCTTCTATCTTCTTGTTATTATTTGTTTTGAGATTGTCTATGAAGGAGTTAATAATAGTAAGATTCTCTGCATTAATTATGACGAAAGTATTACCTCGTTCTCCGGGAAAGCTTCTTATAGTAAGTTTATCATTATTATGGAGAATGGATATAGGATTAAGAGTGAGAAAGGTATATCGAGGAGATCTATCACTTAAATAACATCCTTCTATCATTGGTATTATATCGATGTTGTCGCCATAATTGTCATTGAGATATCCATTAATGAGAGATACTGTTGTCTCATCTGAAATAACGAACAATCTATTACCTTCAGGTATTTGTTTCGCAATGAGTCTGAGTCTCTCCTCCATTTTAATTTGATACTATTGATAAAATTATGTTTTATCAATATAATTTTATACTATTTGTTAAATGGAACAAGGGATAACCAGAATACCGACATCGTTCTCCTTGAAGAATGATGTCCCAAGAGAGGTTAAACGACTCTTTCTTCTCAATGTTAGGGAATTAAAAGATCTTCTTAGCTACTGTAGTGTTGATAAGAGTTACTCTTCTATATGTAATGATGATAACTTTTGGAAGGAAAAGTACAACCAAGATTTCCCTCATACTGAACGATTAACCAGTAGTAAGAAGAGAGAGCTCAGTTGGAAAAGAAGATATATAGAGAAATATGCTGAGGAACATGGTCATAAATATGGTGATGAGATAGTCGATTTTATCAAAACAGGATCTCTCGATGGAGTAAAATCTCGTGTTGAATTTCCTATTCATTCAATACAGATTTCCAAATCATCTATCATCGGTTATATCAATCTTTCTATTAAATATGATAAGGTTGACATTTTTAACTATCTCATCAAGAAAATTAAAGAGAATCTAACGTTAGATGAAATGCTAGGTTATCTTGATTTAGCAGCGAAAGACAGAAGTAAGGATATCACTGCATTACTACTTGACCTTCTTGTTAAAGAGAAGGAATGGATTAACAGAGCTATCATTATTGGCGTTAAGTATGATAGTGATAATATTGTTTCCTTTGCTCTCGAGAATACTACTGAGAGTAATCTAATGGATACATTATTACATCTGGCAGAAACAGCTATTGAATACGATAGTGTTGATTATCTGGATTATGTTATGTTCAAATCGGGATCTCATTTTGATGAGAATCTTACTTATTCTGATACCTTCCTATACAACGCTGGATCTTTTTTTCTCTCAGCGTTGTATTGACTTTCTCCTTTTAATTAATGGTGTTGATGTGAGACAATTACTCTTCGGAGCTGTATCTGGTAGTCACTTTACTTTACTACAATTCTACATTGAAAGGTATAATCCTTCTTTACAAGAGTTGACTGAAGCATTGGGATACATTGATGATAAGGAAGGTGATAACTTCGAGTATACATTAGATATGCTTGAGAAGAATGGGGTAAATATTGAAGATTTTATTAATTCTCGTAGTCTTAAGGCTTCATATATGCCACATTACATTGTTTATCTCACACCTCATAATATGATAGGATTTGCCATTGAGAATCCTCAGTATTTCTCTGAGATGGTCATCAATAATGTGTTTAAACCAGTATCAATATTTGTGCTTGATTCTCTTTTCAGAGAGTATCTTCGGAAATTAGATAGAAAACACAAGAAGACTAAGGATGTTAATACTAAATACGAATCAGCATTGAAGGAAATCTTTCTCCTTCTTCTTTCATATAATCCCAATATCAACAACTTCTTATTAGCAGCAATAAAGGCCAAGAACACTGTCATGGTGGAACAACTATTATTTAGTGAAGGAATAAAGAGACCCACCAATGTAAACAAAGGATTACAATTATATTTTAAGAAAGGAAATAGCAAGGGTAAGGCTATCCCTTCTCTTCTTGTTGATGCTGGGGCTGATCTTGATAAGTTAGTATATGATTTATTGAGTAAGAGATCAGCCGAAAGTTTGTCTCATGATAGCGTTCTCCAAGATCTTCTTCTGAAAAATGATAGGATAGATTTGATAAATATGATTGATGGGTTATCAAAATAAAAACAATATTATTACTAAATCGTTAGTAATAATATAAATGGAACAACCTCCAAAAGTAAAGCTCGTGCTGAAGGTACTACCCTTGTATGATGGTATCAGAGATATCTTTCCTTCTAACCCTACTAGCAATAATGGCAATGGACTCCTTATCTCCCCCATCACTCCAGAAAAACTTCGTCAAATGGAATATTCTCCTAACGCTAACACGACTAAAGTCAACACGACTAAAGTCAACACGACTAACACTAAACAGAGAGCTCCGATGATCGATATGAGAGATAAATCAGAACAACATAAGATCGATTTTATTTGGTCAACTATTCCGTCTGGAATAATGACTGAGCGATTCACTGCTGTTATTCTTCATTACTCGGAGAATAATCAAGTATTATCAGAGGCAATTAAAGAATGGACTCCCAATCACGCTGAGTTAGATCCTGATAAGACTCACTGTATCTGTTCTCATATAATTCATGAGAATATTTACTTTACTAATAGATTTAACGATAACGTTTTAAGAATTGGTAACGAGTGTCAGAAGAAATTCTTTCCAGATGATATTACTCACGATGTAAATAATCTCCTGAAACAAATGAGATATCGAGATACTCATAACAAGGAAACTGGTCTTGTTCGAAAGTTTAGACAATGCTCAGTTTGTGGTAATCATCGAATACCAATCGATTCTCCCAAGTGGTTTGTTACTTGTCGATCATGTTATAAGAAAGGAGAACGAGGATCTAGCGATGCTATTATTATAATAGATGGTAAGACTTGTATTGATTGTAACAAACAAGTATTAGAGAAACATTCGCCATTTAATCGATGTTTATCTTGTTATAAGAAGAATAGTGAGACCAAACTTAATATGTCATATCAAAGTCCCGATAAAATATTGGGATACGATTAAAAACAAAGTGTGTCATAATACACACTTTGTTTCATTACTAATAAATTGCGTAAGAGATCGATCATGACTACTCTTGGTTTATTATTATTTATTACTACTTATTTATTACCGTTTGATAATAAATATTAAACTGACTAGTAGTTCCACAAAGTCTTCCAATTCTCTTATTTAATTTATTACTGTTATTACCATTTATTTTATTAATAAAATAACGAATAAATAATAATTATTCGTTATTAGCAGACTAGGCAAACACACTTTTCATCAACGGAGCACAACACGAAGTACACCTAATCTATTAATGAAAATGGTATTTTATTAGTATTTATTCCTTTATTTTTCATAATAGTAGAAATAAATAGTAGTTGTTCGTTATCCCTTATTTCTTATTTTACTGGTGACCTCTGGATTATTTATTTCTACTATTATGAAAAATAAAAGGAATAAATACTAATAAAATCCACTTTTCATCAATGGAGCACTTCAATATCATGAAGTGCTCCATTGATGAAAAGTGTGTTTGCCTAGTCTGACTAATAACGAATAAATAATTAGTGATTCGTTACTAATTATTTAAAGAATAATAATACAGCATTGAAGTTAGACATCTTAATGAATAAACAATTAGTAATGAAACGCTAATTATTTAAAGAATAATAATACAGCATTAAAGTTGAGATGTCTAACTCTGATGATTTATATCAACAAGCACTTCAATTTAGTAATGTTATAAAGGACGGATTTAATATTAAATCTGCTGTAACTGTTCTCGATGCAGGTTACTTTCATCAATCGAAGTTAGGACCTGTTGGATGGATTGGACCGCACAGTGCCACACATACTGGTGAGAATACTCCAACACCAGATGACGATCCATTTAAATCAGTTAAGAAACATGGATATCCAGCGGAATCTCTGATGATATCTTTTCTCCTTTGATATTAACCGAAATATCATTCTCGATGACATTGTTGAGAATAAGTTCACCCTCACAAAGAGTGGTAGTGGTCTCCCTGAATATAAAGTGATGACGGCTCTTAGCAAGACCGTTTTTGTGGATGTTGAATACGGTTTATACAAGAAACCTTGTTTCGATGAAGTCTTCCAATTATTTCGTAAGTATGATATAATAAAAGAGGAGGATGAGTTAATTGTCTATGGAATTGATGAAGATTACAAGAGTTTTAATGGCGATTTTGTTAAGAAGCGAGAATATATCGATAAAGTTAATTGTATCAAAGGACCATGGAAAGAGCAAGATATAAAGCTAATAGCAGAGGAAGAGAAAGCTTGTTCTATTATACAAGTCAGTATTTTGTATAGTGACCTTGAAAAGATATCACCTTACGAAGGAAAACCTAATAGTGAAGTGTTATTGGAGATACTTAATGATCTTACTTCATAAAAATGTAGTCTCACTATTTTAAATGGAAGTTTTCTTCTTGTTCTTATTATGATAAAACGAAGCAGAGGATGAGTAGATGTATTTCTATCCTTCTTATCGTAATAATATAAAAAGCATTATTAAGATAATGCTTTTTTATTCTAACCTACATGAGATAATTCTTCAGTGATATCTTATCACATCCTGATACTATTTTTTCGATGATTTCAAATGTATCTATGAGTTTAAATTTAATAAATGGGTAGTCCTTTCCAAACTGTTTGAATTCTTCTAATGAAGATACGATAAATTTATTATCGTCCATAAAACACAAAGGATAGTATCCAATGATCTCCCACTGACAATGCTCATTTAAAATAGGTGATGGCATACCAATGACACTATTTGAAAGGACAAATCCGAGAATCGATCTCCATACATTAGATTGATCGTGAATGAGTCGGAAACTATGTAAGGAAACAATATGAACTACTGCGTGCTGTTTCTCAAATTCAAGAAGAGTCAATTGAACAGATAGCTCTATCGATAATATAGAAATTAATTTGTTTATATCATAACATCCACTCTTGATGTAACAGCACATGGTAGCTTCATCTTGAGGTAATTGTTTGACTAACTTGAATATTACATCATTGGGAAAGGCAATGATTTTAGACATTATTGAATATTATTGATATATTTTATTATAACTAATGCGGTCTTGATTTAACAAGCAAAACAGATGTCTATTCAATCAATTATCATTATTTTGTACTTTAGCATCACCACAGTATACTCTCTTGAGTTCTCCTTTCTCTCAAATGAAGGAGAATGGTCCACTGTGTATTATGAATCTCCAGCAATGATAGTACCCGGAACTAATAATACATTCTGTCTTATCAATAAAACAATATTTCTTCCTACCGATAACTATCATGGATGTTCTTTCGAATCAATGATAGGATCCAATGGTAAGATAGTGTTGGTAGATAGTAATAATTGCGATGAATCAAGCAAAA